AAATTTAAATGAAAATATTATTAAATTGGGGGAAAATAAGGACGTTGAGGACGTTAAAGAAAAAGTAATTTAAGGTTTAGAAATTGTAAAATTTATAACTGACCCACTTAATTCATTACTAAGTTCATTAGTTATAGTATCTCTGATTTCAACATCTAAATTATTAATTACCATTTTATTATTATCTAAATCTAAAACTTTATTAATGCTTGGTTGAAAAGTTCCAATTACAATATCACCACTTCCCATATTAACTATTTCACTATCAGCAAACGGAGTTGGGACGTCATATAATATTGGTTGGACGAAACCTACCGAATTTTTATTTCCATTAATAAATGATTGTTGTATATTTTTATAACATTTAATAGGTAAGTTTTTAAGATATATTGAATATGATGTATCCCTTACTATTTCGGCTTCTTCTCTTGCTACTGATACAACATTATCATCATTATTATTTGGATCTATTCGTGGAGATTCACCAACACCAACATAGTTAGCAAGTTCTTCTGAAAAGGTCATTTGATATCTTGCTATAAAAGTGTGGGGATTATTGACCGACGCATTATTAGCAGTTTTATTAAATCCACACATTCTTATAAATTCAAAACCTTCGCCTAGCTTCTGAGCTGAAACTATTAAATTAAAAGGCAAAGAGGCATTAATTTTTGATGTTTTTTGTGCTTCTGTTCCACCCAAAGTTGACTCTCCATTCATACCACCGCCGTGCGTCGTAAAAAAACTTCTTTGGATCGCCCCTATTCGTCTACCTAAACTTCTACTATCCCACACCAAATTTTTTTCTGTATGTGTTGAATATCCAATCATATTATATACTCTAAAAAACATAGTATCAGTTCCCCCACTTTTCTCTGTTAATCTACCATTACCTCTCAACCAGTATGTTTCAACGGCGAATTCTGGGTGGGCTGATGTTGTGTCCGTTCCAGAGGGATAAATTGCGGATAGACTTTCACTAAATACTTGTTTCATACCTTTAAATTCATCAATCATATCATTAATAAAAGGTTCGCCAGCAACATCTTTCGTTTTCATATAAATATTAAATCTTTTAGGTTTATTACCAGCAGCGCCAGTAATTTCAAAAGTTATATAAGCGCCAAGCCGAGCATTTACATTAGCGGCGTTCCCTACATCAGCGTGGGCCAATTGTGTGGCTCCTGATAAAAATACTGCTGGATTAGTCATCGCAGTTCCATTTGCCGAAGCATTACCATTGGTGCTTGTCCCTTTAGTTAAAGCACTTGTATTACTCGTCGCAGTCGCAGTCCAGGTTGAATCAGCAATTTCTTTAGAATACAAACCAACTGATACGGCATTAAGTAAAGTGTCTATAGGTCTATTACATCTCCAATGAATTAAATTTCTATTTGTGCCAGTGTTATATGGACTATTATAATTAAAATTGTAATGTTCTTGAGATAAAGCATAATTATCATAATATAAATCGTCTGGATTTGCTGAGGTTTTTTCATAAGCGTTGCCGTTGGCTGCCCCACCCCCTTTTACATCCGCTGTAGATAATGTTATATCCTCTAGTGATAATTGTGGGGGGAGTTGTGAATATCCTATACGGATTAAATCGCTTTTTTTTTCATCCACCAAAAGTCCTTGATAATGAAATAATTGTGTAGGTTTATCTGTATCTCGTAATTGTAAAGAATCAAATAAGGTTTTAATCCTAGTATCTAATTCAATTACAGAATATCCAGCCTTTCCAGTATCAGGGTTTATTTTAGGGATTGTAAGCACCCCAGCGCCATCACCTAAATCATCTAAAGTCAAATTAGATACAAAAGGGGATACAGGTTTTAAAGAGGGCATTGCCCCTTTAATTGATATTGTTATAGTCTGATCGTTATTAAAAAAAATATTACCATTTCTTTTAAATTTAGCGAAATTTAAATTTACTTTAGAATTAGGCTCAATAATAAGTGGCTCTTTAAATCTTACTGAATAGAGATGTCCGTTGTCTTCTGGGGATACTAAATTTACACTCGTCATTTATATATATTTATAATATTTTAATTTAATATAATGGAAGAATTAATTGATAGATTGAATGGTAGTGAATTAATAATTAATCAACACGAAACTAGAGATGAAAAGGTAAAAGAATTTTTATATAAAATTGGTGAAATACTACAACAACACAACCAATTGGCGAGTAATGTATTATTACAAATTGAAAATGAATATGTAAAAATATTAGATACCCTTGAAGGTATTTAATAGGTCTGGGTCATCGCAATATGATATTGGTTTTTCTATCGTCCCCATCGTCCCTATTTTCCCGCTTTTTATTTCATTATCCAGATAAATAATTTCGTCATAAATAAAATCCAAATCTTTATTTAAATTATGAAAAAGTTGCTTTTTTCTTTTTGTCTTAATTGGATCAATTCTTATAAATCCATCACAAAACTTTTTTTTTTTACTCTTAACGTTCATAGTCATTCCACGCTCTTCTAATTGTAATTTCATTAATAATCTTTTAGCGCCTTCACGCCTCATAGGTCGGCGAGTTATATATAATCTATTATCATATTTAGCACATAATCTTTTTCCATCTTTACGGCCAACTTTATATCCATTATTAATTTTATATATTTTGTAATCCATAATATACTATATAATAATATTAAAAAACATTTCAATAACTTTACTTGGTATTCTATATCTTTCTAATTTATTGCTTCCCTCACTCACGCCAACGGCACTATTATTATCAGGGTTTTGTATATTTTCATAGTCTTTATATTTTATTCGTAATGCTTTTGAATTACACCTAATTATTTTTCCATTATCTATTATAGTTTTACCAGTTCCCATTCTATTCTTATGTAGTTTTTGGCCTTCCCATTCTATCATATTTTCACAATCTTTATTACATTTATTAAATACTAATCCTTCAATATTAGTCCAAAATCTAGTAGTTTTTTTATATCCCCAATCTGAATATTTACAATAATCAACATCATAATAAGGTATTAAATCATTAATATATTCTTTCATTTTTCCAGTTTTAGGATTTTCAATAATATAATACTCTGGCTCAAAATAATCTATAATCTCAAATATTTTATCCACCATTGGGACACCATATTTTTCCATATCTTCATCTAGTATTTCTTTTGTTATTATTGTATCTCCGTGTGATTTTAATTTTCTTCCAATCCAAGTTTTTCTAAGTTGCGACCACCACAAACACACTGGACTTGCTGTTATTATTTTAAAAAATCCTTTTGGATATTGCTTATAATTCCAAGTCATAATATCTTCTTTAAAATGATACTGACTAATATAACCACTTCCTAATTTACATTCAGCGCCTAAATCTCTATCTAATGAATACACATTAAAACCTAATTTACTAGATACCTTACCAAAACTATGAGTTCCACTAAATAATTCTAAATGATTCATTAGCTATAACGCAGATTTTTTTTTTGAATAATAATTGTATTGTTTTTTAGTTCTAAGTGGAGATTGTTGGACTGCCGAAACGACATCTTGTATATCATCTTGTATATCATCAACCCATTCATTAGCATCATCAACGTGTTCTACTACATCATTTATACTACATTTAGATTTACAACAAAAACTAAGTTTGATTCTATCTAATAAATCTTTAAGTCCCATAATATTAATTAATATTTTTTAACTCTACCTTTCTTTTTTTTTTCAGCAATCGCTTTGGCTTTGGCTTTCGTTGATAATTCACCCATAGTCTTAGGTGTATCTTTTGTAATTCTTTTAGTCGGTCTAAATATTTTATTCTTTTTACCATCATAAGTTTTTTTTCCATCTTGAGTTCTCCAGTCTTCTTTATGCCATCTTGTTAATCCAGTTTTCTTAGGTTTAGATCCACTATATTTACCACCCATAGATTTATAGGCTTTAACTACTAATGATGATTTATAAGCTGAGTGTTTCATATTCGCATATTTAGCACGAGCTTTAGCATATAACGCTTTGTTTGTTGGCTCAGGCATTATAATTATAAAATAGAAAAAAAAGCGGGAAAATAAGGACGTCTAGGACGTTTACATAGTTTTTACGAGAGTTTGAAGGTTAAGCACCGAATTATATTTAACGAATGATTGGACTAACTCTGATTTATTACGCCTATCAACTGGAAGCGTTGTATTACCAGCATTAACACCAGAAAATACAGTATTAGAATAATCCCTATTAACATACGCCATAGAATTACCAATACCATAAGTGTAATCAACACCAAGTCCTAATAGCTCTGGAAACATTTGTGATCCAACACCATCAGTATCAGCGATGGCTGCTGTGCCTCCGCCAGCCGCTCCAGCCCCACGATAATTTGTGGCTCTATCTTCGTAATCTGCTTGTTGATTTAATTGACTTCGTTGAAGAGTTGCTGATGATTTAACTGCTTCTTTACCACCGAGAAGCGCTCTTTCAAAATGTTTTCGTAATTCAATATCACCTAAATTGTTTTCATACTGGCACATTTGCGACATATTAATACCACCAGATCCAAGCTCAACTTGAGTATCAAAATTAGGTTGAGCTTTTAAAGGGAATGTAAAAGGAAATCTTAAATTATCCTTTTTGTGTTCTATTTTTTTCATACCAACTGGAAATCTGAAATTATTTTGCTGATAATTAAGGTTATTAGTTTGGTCTTTATCTAAATATAAATTACACATTGCCTTTACTGAATTGAGTTGTGGGGTATAAGTGTTATTATCCTCGTCAGCGTGAATATCATTTAATAGATTTATTTGCGAGTTCATCATAAGATTTGCTGGATATGAAGATAATTCTTGTGGTGTTGGAATAACATATCTACCCTCTAATTTAAGGTTTCTAAGACAATACATTTTGTTTCTTGTATCAGCGCCCGCTTGACTAGCGATCACTGAGTCTCTAAATCGGTTGTGTAATACAGCGGAGTCTGGAGCGAGATGAAGCGTCAGGAGTAAACCATTTGTATAAGCTTGACCTAAATGAATATTACCACTTTGGAGCATATCAATATCTAATCTAATACTAAAATGAACCCCAATCTCTTTATTATTATTAATTTTTAAATCTTGTTTGGTTTTATCAGCAATAATATTCATAAGTCGGTTTTGATGATTGGCGTGTGCTCCGAGAGCCAGCGACCGATTTGGTGCTACACCCCATAAATAATCCTCATCATTATTAGTATATGCCTCACGAAGGGAAGCATATGACGAATAATTATGAATATTAACTAATTCGGTATTTGTTTTTTTTGTTTGAACTACAACTTTATCAATAACATTATGAACGCCTCCGTGATTTGGAAGGTTAATTGCTGTTTCAGCAGTCATATTCGCACCATTATCATTATTAATATTTGTGTAATTAGTTTCTCTACCAAACCCTTCATTAGTGGAACTATCTTTAATAAAGAATTGTCCTGATAATACTAATGATTTAACTTCTAATAGTTTTTCAATAGCGGGGAGGGAAAATTTAATAATTGGGTTGCTCTCTTTAAATGAAAAACCCCCTTCAACCCCATTTGTCCCAGCACTTTGTAATGGATTATCATTTAACGGCGAAATACTAAAATAATTCTTTTCAATCGGCATTTTATATATATATAAAATATTTTTATTTTAAAATTAAATCAAAAAAACGGATTGCCTATAAGACTAATTGTAAATTATCTTTATTCACCATAATAGATTTAACTGAGAATACCCAATTAACCATTCGGCAATTAGAAACCGAAGCACCCCCATTTGGAGCTGTTGAAGCGGCCGATCTTTCTTGAGAAAATCCTAATCGTATTTGTGGCTCAGCATCTTTTAAATTATATACAAATTGTTCGCCTCTAGCAAGTTCTCTAGCGTGGAGATAAGTGTTAGTATAATCACTGAGATTTCCACCACGACCATCGCCAAGCCTTTTAACATTTAATCCTATAGATGTAAAAGCCTTAACAACTTCATTATAATTAACTACTTTATCATTTTTCGCTTGTGGGTTATAAGGTTTGAGCGGATATAGTTTATTATTAATAAAATATTGGACGGAGTTTAAAAATGTATTGTGTGGAGGTTGACCTAAATAATAGTTTGGAGCATAAGCGTCATTTTCACCTAAATCACCAGCAACCTTAATATAATTGGTAAATATACATTTCGCTGCCGAAGCAACTGAAGTTATTTCACTCTGATGAGTTCTACTTGTTTCAGGTAAATTATCTAAAAAGCAATCCCACGAGATAAAATCATATTGACTTTCTTTTACAATTGATTTAAGCATTGCTGGGGGTGGGACGACTTGAAGGACTTTTAATTCTACATTCTTTAATTTATATGATGGGGATGATGGCTGAAACCATATTTTAAGAGCCGTCGTAACTGCACCGATATTAGCGTCAGTATTAATTACAACCTTTTTATTTTTAACATTCACACCTGCCCCAGCGGCGTTAGAGCCACGATGAAGACCAGCAACCACAAAAGCTATATCTGTATTTGCTGTAGCACCACCAGTCCCTCTAACATACATTTTAGACCCAACAGCAATACCAAGAGAAGCGACCTCATCAATATCATTAGTAAGAGTTATGACTCGGTTTCCAGTTCCACCAACAGAAGATACATCAATACCTCTTGCGAAATCATCAGCTTTGACTGGGACGTTAGTTCCGCTAATTCCATTACCACTAAAAATATGTTGTAAAACCTTTTGATTTTCGGCGAATGTAATTTCTAATTTAAGACCACCAAATAATAATATTGGAGTAAGTTTTTCACTCACACCAAAATGACTGAAAATTCCAGATTTAAGTGGGATACAATATTTTCTTGATGAGAATTTTTTAGCGCCCATTTCACTATCTTGTGTAGCATTATCGTCATCTTGAGTTGCTAATACTGTATCAGCACCAGACGATATTTGAGATATAGCTAAAGCGCCTAAATCATAACACGAGCGAGGCATACCAGCAGATCCATTAGCACTAATAGTATTTAATTTAGTTGTTGATGATGTTGTAGCATTATAGGCACGACAATTACTATCAGTCCCTTGTTTAACTTGTATATGTTTATCATCTTCTTCTAAATATTGATTTTCTAATGACGCCCATAAATTATAGTTAGTAAGTGATTCTAGCAATTGGCCGTTAGATAATGAATAAATATCCATTCTTTCTATAACAGCAGATGCCCCTGCGGTGGGAGGCAAAGAGGCAACACGAGAATTACTATCAGTGTTTAATAAATCAAATGATAAATAACAATCACGACCCTTTACAAATCCGATATCTGGATTAATAGTAAAGTTTGCTTTTTGTTCGGCAACGAACTCACTTCCATTATCAGCGACAAGAGCAACGAATTTTGAATTTTCGGCAACAGACATTTTATAATATATATAAATATTTTAATTTAAAATAAAATATTTTATCATTATATAAAATGAGTATAAAAATAGAAAAAGAGCCAATCTATAATCAGATAAAAAATACGTCATCTAATTTTGATAATTTAACTATTAAAGGTGTTGATGAATCAATTGCGGGGTCTGGAAATGTTGTAGGGTTTAATCTAAATTCTGTTTATATTGAATATAATGGTGTTGTTGCTGTTGATGTTGTAAGTAGCGTAACGACTGATACGGCGGCTGGAATTGGCGCTAGGAAAATTAGAGTTAGTGGTTTGTATTGCGATGCTGGGGATAGTCTAAAATATAAGCCAAGAGTTGCTGAATTTACTATGGCGGGAACTTCAAATGCTAGTTTAACTAGTGGGACAAATTCATTTTCTATTATTAATAAAGTAGAGATGAGTTCTAATGGAACTGGTAATTGTAATCAAGGGGATATTAGTGTAAAAAAAACTGGGACATCATCATTAATGGGATTTATTAAAGCAACTCATTCACAATCCCAAGCCTTTATTCGTGGAGTATCTCATTCACAAACTTTATTAATTAAAGACATTCATTTATCATCATTCGCACAAACAGCAACTATGATAAAAATATATACACAAAGTCTTAATAGTGGGGCAAGACAATTAGAAACACAATTATTAATTAATGATAAATCAAATCACATAGATCATCAACTCAATTTAAAAGTATTACCAAATCATAGCGTCTATGCTGAGGTAGTCCCTTTAGAAACTATAACTGGATCTAATTTTATAACTATGAATGCGTCAAGTATCTTAATCTAAATAATTTTTTTTTATAATTAAAATATTTTATATATATATAAAATGACTAGTATTAATGGGACAAAAGTTTTAGCCTTAAATTCTGCTGGAAATGCCTTAGCGCCATTAAAAGTTGATAGTAATGGATTGCTTAGAGTTATTGCCGAAGCGACATCAGTAAGCGCCAACGCTATTAATTTAAATACAGATGGATTGGAAGGTTTACAAACCTCAACAAATTCTAAATTAGATACTATTGATGGAGTTTTAGATAATGCTGAAGCACATTTAGGAAATATTGATACTGGGATTGATGTGTTAGAAGCGTGTGTTGGGTCAAATAAAGTTAATGTAAATATATCTAGTGGGAATATAACTGGATTTTCAACAGCAGCCAATCAATCAACTATTATCGGACACGTTGATGGGATTGAAACCTCACTTACGGCGATAACAGGATACGTGGACGGAATTGAAGGAAACCAAGCAACTATGATAGGACATTTAGATGGGGTTGAAGGTAAATTAGATACATTAGAAACAACGCTCACTGCGATTGAAACAGACCAAGCGGCGATTGAAGTATTACTAACAGCGGCGAATGGAAAACACGCAGCCAACGAAACCTTATTAGGGACTATTGATTCTGATACAGATGCTATTAAAACATCAACCGCCGCTTGTGCTACAGATTTAGCGGCGATAGAAGTTATTAATACAAATGCCGAAGCACACTTAGGAAATATTGATACTGGGATTGATGTGTTAGAAGCGTGTGTGGGATCTAATAAAGTTAATGTAAATATATCTAGTGGAAATATTAGTGGGTTTGCGACTGAAACAACTTTAGGAAATGCTGAAGCTCATTTAGGAAATATTGAAACAGCAGTTCAAGCCTTAGATGATATAGTTAAGACTGAAGATACAGCACATAATTCTGGCGATAAAGGTGTTATGATGATGGTAGTTCGGCAAGATTCACAATCCGATTTTGGAGCTGATGGAGATTACGTCCCTTTATCTGTGGATGCTAACGGATTATTACGTGTAAGCGGTGGGGCGACTGATGTTAGCGCTTTATCAACACACGCTAAACAAGATACTATAATAGGACATTTAGACGGAGTTGAAGGAAAATTAGATCATTTAAGCGATAATTTAGATACATTAGAAACAACACTCACTGCTATTGAAACAGACCAAGCGGCGATTGAAGTATTACTAACGGCGGCGAATGTAGACCACGCAGCCAACGAAGTATTACTAACAAATGCGGAAGGTCATTTAGGAAATATTGATGATGATACTGGAGCTTTAGCTGCGTGTGTTGGGTCAAACAAAGTAAATGTTAATATATCTAGTGGGAATATTAGCGGATTTTCAACAGCGAGTAATCAATCAACTATTATCGGACATTTAGATGGGGTTGAAGGTAAATTAGATACATTAGAAACAACGCTCACTGCGATTGAAACAGACCAAGCGGCGATTGAAGTATTACTTACAGCGGCGAATGGAAAACACGCAGCCAACGAAACCTTATTAGGGACTATTGATTCTGATACAGATGCTATTAAAACATCAACGGCCGCCTGTGCTACAGATTTAGCGGCGATTGAAGTATTACTGACGGCGGCGAATACCGATCACGCTGCGAATGAAGTTCTTTTGACTGGAATAGACCAAAAATTAGGAGATATTGAAACAGCAGTTCAATTAATAGATGATGGATATGGGACTATGACTGAAACAACATTGCTAAATGCCTCAGTCGGTTCATCAGCAACAACAACTAGTAATGTATTCACAAAACCTAGAGAAATCACCCACGCTGGTATTAGTATAGTTGCTGATACAAATGGGACTTATAATGCTTTTATTGAATACTCGGTTGATAATTCAACCTATTTTCAAGGGGCAAATTTAAATTTTTCATCAAATGCGGAAACCTCTGGAGAAATAGGGAGTAGTGCTATTAGTTCTGGATATAAATATTATAGAGTTCGTGTTGCTAATAATCATAGTGGTAGTCAAAATTTTACAGTAAAAATATGTTATTAATCCACGTCCCAGACGTCCTTATTTTCCCACTCTTTTTTATTATTTTTATAAAAAAATTATATATTGATAATATATAAAATGCCTAAGAAATTTATTATTAAAAAAAAAGCTGAGCCTAAGGGTTTACCACCAAGTAAAGCCCAAGCAGCTAAAAATAAAAAAGAAAAAGAATTGTTAAGAAAAAGAAAAGGTAAACCATTAGCAACCCAAGGAGATGCTAGAAAAATCCCAGAGCGAATTACGAGTGCCGAAAATATTATGATGGGTATGAAAAAAACTGGGACTAATCAATATTATATTACCCAATTAGAAAAAAAAATTAAAGCGCTTAAAAAAAGACAATCGTTAAATGTAGAAATAACCTCTAAAAAAAAATAAATAATAATTATATAATGAGTAAAGCAGAGAATTTAATGAAATACAATATGAAACAATTAAAAGAATTTTGTAAAGAGAAAAATGTTATTGGTATTAGCAAGCTTAAGAAAAATCAATTAATTGATATTATGGTTGATTTACAAGAGTTTGATTATTTATATAATCCCTTAGAAATGATCGTTGAAGAGGAACTTAGTGATGAATCGTGGAAATGTGCGTGTGATGAAGTTTGTGGCGAATGTGCGGATGAACCTATTATATTACACTTGCCTATAAATAGATTAAATTTAGAGAGTGTTGTATTACCAGATAAAGATTTTCAATTGCTAAAACCTAAAAATTATGATAAGATGTTTAATAAAGGAAAATTAATTTTAGAGAAATTTAAATGTTAAGTTATATTATAAAATGAGTGGAGTAATGTTAAATTTTAAAGGTAAGATGTATAAATTGTGTGAGAAGAAAGATATGGATAGACAAGCGAAGCAGCCAAAAAAATCTAAACCAGTTGAAGTGGATAGAAAAATTCGTAGTGATAAAGGCGGTAAACACTCTAAACCAAAACCAGTTAAAAAACAATCCCCACCAAAAGCCAAACCTAAATCTAAGCCAAAACCAGTTAAAAAACAATCAGCACCAAAAAAAGTTGTTAAAGCAAAACCAAAAAAAGCAAAAAAACAAATGAAGGTTGAAGGTTTCCCAGCATTTAAAGGGGATGAGCCAAGAGCCAAAGAAGAGAAAAGGCGTGAAAATAAACTTTACTAATTATATATGTCGTCAGCGGGTAATGGAAAAAAAAAGATGGGAAAATTAAAAGGATATAAATGTTTTACAAGGGTAAATAATAAGGGAGCGACGTATACGACTTGTCGTGATGACGAACAACAATTACGTATAGCGTCGGCTAAAAAAAAAAGAGAATTAACTAAACCACCACAAAAAAAATTTAGTGCTAGCGGTAAAAGAATAATTAAACCGAAACCTAAAAAACCACCCCCTAAACCTAAGCGACCGAGAGGCAGACCTAAATTGCCCCCAAAGGTCAAACCACCACCACAAAAAAAGGGGAGAAAATTAGGCGGTAAAAATAAACCAAAAGAAAAGACTGGATCAATAACAAAAGAGGGATTAAAAAAACAATTAGCTGGATTAAAAGGCGCTGAACGAACAAAAAGACGTAGATTAATTTTAAAAAATTTCAATTTAACTGAAAATTAGCGGGAATATGAGGACGTCTGGGACGATTAAATATCAAATATTTCTAAATATTTAGTAAACGTTTTATTATCAAATTTTCTATTAGTTTCTATATATTCATTAAGCGCATCTAATATTGGATTGTCGCTCGTAAATTTAATTATACTATTATTAACTAAATTTCTTTTCTTTTCAGTCTTAAATATTTTCTTTATATTTTCTTTATTATTTTTCAAATAAATCATCCCTATTTTAATCCCAGTAAATATAAAATGGTTTCTATGAATGTAATTTTCAATACTAATGATGTTTTCAGCGTCTTCAATATCACCTTCACAATAAATATCATATAAATATGGTTCATATAGCATATATGTGGATAAATACATATAAATCTTCACCTTAAAACCTTGTTTTTTCATATTTTTATATATTTGTATCATTCTATCAATATCATCTTCATCGGCCCAATCACAACTAAACAAAAAATATGTTTGCTTTTTAGCGTCAAACGCTTTAACGTTTTTTAATCTAATATCACAATTCCCATCTTTTTTTTCAACCTTTCTAGCATATTCAGGGTTTCTTTCTACAAATTTATTAACTAATTTACGTTTAGTTTCTTTAGTTCGTAATACTTTTTTATCAATCCCACCATCTAAAGTCCAAAAATTATGTTTAATATATACACCTTCATTTCTCAACAATCCTCCATCATTTTTAAAATAATTTAATGTTCTGTAAAAATCTTCACAAAAAGGAAAATCAGTTTTTTCACAAATTCTTTTATTAAAAGTCATTCTAAATGCCCCAATAATAAATTTTAATCCAGTTGTAATTCTATTTTTCATCCAACCAATATTTCTTAATGGATATACACCCATTAAATTATAACCACTATCCCATAATTTATCAAATGAATTTAAAAAAAATAATTCATAATCTACGATTTCCTTATGTTTATATGTATCCCCTACTAATACTTTTTCATATAACCCATCACAATCATCATCACACCAAACTAATGGCGTATTTTCATCATAATAATTGGATATAAATTCACGCTGTTTATTAATTCCTAATACACCTTCCATAATTCTATATCCATCAATTTCATATTGTAAATAATCATTTAATTGTTCCTTAACTATCCATATATCAATTCTATCCTTCGGCACACCACCACGCTCTAACATTGCTAGTGTTTTTTGTTTCAACACCTCGCTCCGTCCATAACTCGGTATAACTACTCTATAATCATATTTTAACCCACACTTCTTTATATTTTCTCTTACATAACTTACCATTGAATATCGTGTTCCTTCAAAAGGTAAATTAGCGTGATGTTTATGGACGTTTACAAATAATAAATCAGTCGGCTTAACGTTTATCGCTACTTTATAATCAACCAAACAAAATTCGCCACCTTCAAAATCTCCGGCCGTTGTAATCGTTCCAATTCCGTCCTTAAAATCTCCCTTATCTATATGGATCGCAGTTCTAAAATTTTTATTGATTGTAATAGTGCTATAACAAGATTGTCCGATACGTTCTCTATGTTTTTGAATGAATTGATTTTGCTTCCCATAATGGGCTGGGAGCTTTGCCGCCATTTCGCCACTAATTCTTTCCATATATGGTATGATTTTTGAATAAATATCTTTGTGTCTAGCTGTGAATTGTGTTTGTCGGCATCTGGGTTGTGTTTTAATAGTTTTTTTATAATTAACTAAAGGTTTTTCATAATAACCTACTAAATTTGAATAAACTGGGTTATTTAATTTATATTTTCTATTGCTTATTCCCTCTGGATTTAGTGTATATTTATTATGATAATTATGTTCTTTTAATTTTACATCTTTTAATCCCTTAGCCCATAATGGCTGGCTCATATCTAATTTTCCAGCGGCGTGTCCTCGCCCTAAACTAACTATAAATGTAGACGCTTTTTCAATGGTAGGCATAATTACATCTATTTCATCAGTGCTAAAAAAGTTTTTAATAAAATAAAATAATATCTCTCCATTTTCATCATAACCTATATGAGTTTCATTAACGTAGTGTTCCATATCTTTTTTCTCCACAAAGTCTGCTAGCATCCCATTTAATTCATCATCATTATAATTTCTAAAATAAGTTTTCATATATTATTCAGAAGTATTTTAATTTTATAAATTAAATTTATCTATTAAATTAGTTTTTTTGTGTGTTCCCATAATTAATTTAAAATAATCTGGCCTTAGTATTAATCTTTTTATCATATCCTCCACGTCATAACCAGCGCTCTCACCACTATTCCAAGCGTGTTCGTATTCATAATAAATTTTATTAGTCCCATTTTTTTTCCAACCTAAATCCCCATAAACTATCCTCGCATCTTTTCCATATATCATTTTATTAATAATAGCATTTATATGGCAACAGCCTGGCTCAAATTTTAGTGTTGTTTTATCCACACGCTCGCCTTGATCGGCAATGGCTTTTATGAGCTGTTTGACGTATTCATTTTTGGATTTTCTAATCGCTATCATATATGGTATAATAGTTTTATTAATATTTTCTCTCTGTGTATCCATATCAAGCTCTCTATATATATTTTCCCCACCTAAATTTTTAGCCCATTTTAGAGCATCATAATATTTAAAATGAGGGTCTATTTTTCGTCCATCAGCAAGTTCCACCCAAAAATGGCCCTTAATAGTTCCAGTATGTTTGTTTTCCTTCATCATTTTATTTAACAAATTATATTTATTTTCAGAATCAATTTTATGAAATATTTAACAATTTAATTTTATTTAATTACTGATAAACTTAACTCTAGTTTCCTTCCCATCTATAGCAACAAACCCCCAGTAATCAGCACCATTTTCATTCCATCGTTTTGTAATATATTTATTTTTCCATATCCAAATATCCACTTCACCATCAGTATTACAATAATATGGCTTAGCTTCAGTTTTTATTATTTCTAACTCCTTAATCATTTTTTTTTATTTATAATATTATTTTTATTTTTAGAATCAATTTTATTAAACGTCCTCAACGTCCCCATATTCCCGCTATTTTTCATAAGTCCCCAGAAAATAGAAAATAAATAATCATAATAGCATCTAATTGTCTAATATTCACGTTCAGAGATTTTATCTAATATTTTTCCTATTTCTATAGCTTGACTAATTAATAGTTTTCCTTCTTCATAAGTCGCACACTTTTTTTTTAATTCATTTCCTAAACCTTGTATAATTTCTAATAGTTCCACACCACGCCAGTCTAATTGTTTGTCTAATTCACTAATTTTATTTTCTCGCATTTCTTCTAGTTCACGCTCATATTCCCTATTCCGCATATCTTTTTTATAAACACAATCACCACACCTATTTTCAGAATAACTAAAATCTTCAGCATTAATTATATCACAATCCTCGCATTTAGTTTTCTTCACAACTAATTTTTTAGTTTTTTTTTTAGCATAATTATCATAAACCATTTTCATAATTTCATCAGTATTTTTCCCACTAATATCGTGTTCCGCACCACCAATAGAGAATGAGATAGTTGGCATAGTTTGTTAATTTATAATATTAAAATGAGAGAAAATCCAGAATCAATTTTATGAGATATATGAGATTTTATTTTTATTTATTTGCTAAGTTAGTTATTTGTTTTTAAACTAACTAACCAACTAACTATTCAGCAAAATTTTCATCATATAACGCCTCAGCGTGTTTTCTTCCAAATTCGCAATGAGGATTCCACAACGCCTTCAGACAGGCATTATTAATTTTAATCATAAATCTTTTCTTAAACAGCACGTTTTCCCACAATTTATATTTTTTATTATCAGTATCCCACCTTCGCCCATATTCATCTAAATATTTTTCCAAATAATCAGTATTATCCCAACCTTCACCAGAATCAACATCATATCCAAAGCATTGTAGACGATATCCTCTATAAAATAACCAACCATAATGACTAGTAATCACCACCCTTAGCCCATTTAATTCATCAGCCATTCGCTTAAAATAAGGGGATAATTCATAATTATCGCAAGATTTTCTAACTTCACACTCCCAACCTTTATCAGCGCCAATTAATTCCCTGAAAATCTGATTTTCACGCATATTAATATCGCCACGCATTTTATGCCAACCAGCCATCCATTCACGTTGTTTTTCAGGATTTTGTTTTCTTCTAGCAACTTCACCAGCGTCAGCCATATTAAACCATATTTTTCGCATTTCGCTCGGTTTTTTAATAACGCCTCTATATTCATCCTTAGCGTGTGATTTATCAGTTTGGCTCCAGAATTTTCGCAATGATTTTAATTCACTAATTTTTGGACGGCAAACAAATTTAATTGTTTCCTTCCAATCATTCGCCAAATCATTTTTAATGATATCACGGCAAGTAAACATATTCATAAAATCATTAATTTCCGCAATCATCATTTTAGAAAACCATTCACCAATATCATCAGCATTAATAAATCTAGTTTTATCACCAGCACGAGCCGATCGGCATTCCAAGAGTGTTTGTCTTTTTTCAGTATTCATTATGATTTTATCATAATAGATTGGCCCAAAATCCAGAATCAATTTTATGAGATATATGAGATTTTATTTTTATTTATATACGAGGCATTATATACCAATAATGACTATTTATTTTCTATTTTATGACGATCGCCTAAAAATAGCGGTCATATGAGGACGTTGAGGACGTGGATATATACACGCCTTAAATAATAAAAAAATAAATCTATATTTAATAATCTAACTTAAACAATCTAAACTCTAATAATTCCATCAGCGGGGATTTCCACGCCAGAATAATATTCCGCCAAATAATTTTCCAAAAATTCATCTATCCGAGCATCCGAAAAATAATTATCCACAAATTCCACCACATCTTCAGACACAACTTCTTCACCATTCCAATTTCCAATAAATATTTTAACCAATTTATTTTCAGTTATAAACATTTCCAGCAGATTTCCCAAATCATCACCATTAAAATCATATTCCACACCATCTATTATTTTAATTAATTTATTTTCTTTATCATTAATCCGACGGCATCTAATTTTAACATCACCAACATTTCCAGCATAATCTTTCATCATAAAATCTTCAGCCATAAATATTCCCCACAAATTATAAAATCCCCAACCTTCAGACGTTTCATCACCAACATCATTATCCTCCATCATTTCTTCATTAAATTCATTATTATTTATCATAATATTTATTTCTTCCAATGATTTCACGCCATTCCAGCAGGATTTAAAATTAATATTATTAACAATTAATTCCCACAAATCTTTTGTGTCTTCCCAGAATT